GAATACGCCGAGGAGTCTGCAATGACTTTGCCGGATTTTTCTTTTATCGCTGGTTCTATTACCTTGAGTTTTTTCGTTACCATTTTATTTATTCCAAAAAAGTATTAATATAAGACCGAAGATTGCTACATATCCGATAATTTCCATTATGTGTTCCTATGGTATGCGTCGTTAGGGTTGGCCAGCATGCTGGCAATCAGTTGGTCAACAGTGGGGAACCACTGGATGACTTTGAGCCCGTCAGACTGGTAAATGGTGAAGCTCATTCTGTTTTAATTGCAAAGTGTTTGCCTACTGTTTCCCACACAATGCCTTTCCAATGTTCGTTAAACTCTTTCTTTTGCTTTTCGTGACGCTTGATGACTAATTGCTTTTCTTCCTCTGTCCACTCTTCTGCGTCACCTGATACCATAAATTCGTATTCAGTCATTGCCAATCCCAGCCCAATAGTAGTTTGGTCATTTTTTTATGTAACCAGCATGGTTTATTTATAACATAAACATAAAATGACCCGCCAATAACCCATGCACCTGATTTGTGTGGGGCTTCGTGAAAAACATATTCGGGCGAAAGTTTTGCGTTACTGATCATCCTATTCTCCTATTCCGTGGGCTCGCTCGATGGCGCGGGCGAACCTTAAAACTAAATCAGTATAGCCGCTCCATTTTAAATTGTATTCTTCCATCAATAACCAAATTTGTTCATCAGTCAAAGGAGTATGTTGCGCATCTTGCCGGTCTTGTGTGGTGAAGGTGGTCATTTTTGTACCATCCATTCAATTTTTAAATTACCGATACGAACCCAACAATACCCACCACCAATATTATAAGTTATAAAACCTTTGAGCTTAATCATTTCTCTTGCGCCTTTCTTAGTATTGCTCTAGCAAACGCAATGTTTTGTTCGCCTGTGTCAGTTTCCATGCCACTCCAAATTTCAATTATTTCCTCATCTGTTAGTTCACGCATTTCTAATGCTACGGCTCTTTGATGTTGTTCTTCTGCAAAATTTTGAATAAACCGTTTTGCGTTTTTCAACGCCTCTATTTCAGCTTGTTGCTCTACTACTTTTGCATAAAGTTTGTCGTGATTAACAAGTAAAGAATAGTATTCAGCTTGTTGCTGGCGTAGCATGGTGGCTATTTCTTCTGAGTGCTCATAAATCCTGCCACTATCAAACAAAATCATTAAGTCAGCCATTTCATTTGCGTTCACTTGTTCTTGCTCCAGCCGTTGCATTTGGCTAAAAACTCTATGGCCCTATCAAACTGCTCTTGCATATATTCAAGTTCATTAGCTTGTTTTCTTAACATGGCTGCGGCATCTTGAACACAGACCAAATCCGTCATGTTGTCAGCTATTGCTCGGTCTAATTCTGTTGCTAAATCTCTAGCGTTCATAAATCCACCTTATAAGTAATCGTTACGGTAGGTTCTTGATTCTCAACATCTACATTAAAAGTTAGGCTGTTATCTTTTTCTTTTTTGAAAATTTCATCCCAATTTTTATTGAATTTTTCTTTATCAACTGGGCGTGGTGTATCGCCCTTTCCACCATCTCTCATTTTTTTGTTCTTTCTTGTTCAATGTATTGGCGCAAAATACTAATGATTCCTTCTTGAACCAATATTGCCAATCCTTCTTTGTCGAAATGCACCAATGCGTCTGCTGACCCATCGTCATTTTCTTTGACTATTTCTACTTTAATGTCCATATTGTTCCCAATAAGTTAGCCAAGGTTTAGAGTTTAATTTGTAGCCAAAGACATAAAACAATGGCCCAGAAAACTCGACAATCTTTTTGCGTTTCGCATCCATACAAACTCCTATCTCAAGGTTTTATCGGCTACCAAATCAAACAAATCTTCTTGCGTATCATCAAAAGACCTTAAAAAATCCTTTAAAGCCCTTTCATCTGTTTCTTTAAATATCTTGTTATAAAGGCTGCAAGTTGGATTGCGAGGCGTTTCTTTTTTATATTCACCATTGATGACATAAGTAGAAAAAACCCGACAAGCCATCTCATAGTCTCCACAACGCTGTTTATGAATACAGTTATCACAAGGCGCTACCTCATCTAATATGCGCCTCATATGGTTAATTTTGTATGTCATTTAAACTTGTTCGTAGAGTTCATCTTCAATCGTTTTCCACAAATCAAGCCTTTTAACCATTTCGCTAATATTGTGGTCGCCAATATATGCGTATTCTATTTCGTTGTTGTAACCGTATAAGTCGATTTCTGTGTTGCCAAAAATGACTGTATTAATGTAGTAACCGTCTTTCATAATTTCCCCTTATTAAAAAACAAGTCAAACTGCTTAGTCGTACACCTGCGGCTTGTTGAACTGAAGTATGCTTGACCTGTTGATAGTAATTTATTGTGGTTAGCAAGAAAAAGCCACTATGACAAACCCTTAGTTGCAAAAAAAAGACAGGGCTGTATTTGGCAGTTGATAACAATGGGTCAGAAAGCCGCAAAATTACCCAATTACTGCATCCTACATTGGCGGCTTAACGCCCCAGTAGGTATTTTATAGAAAAGGTGACCTACTCGCTTCTTTACGCTTTCGGTCATAGATAAGGTGAGGCAGCAGAACACTCCGTGATGTGTGTGGTCTGGAAAGGGGAAATCCAGTCTGCCGCCTCGTAGTCAGTTTAGCTTATTTCGCAATTTATAGATTTGAACTAGATTGACAAACATTTGGAAGCCATCACGCAAATCTTGTTCATCATGTTCGAAAATTGCCACTTCATTGGTATCGCCATTGATATAGACATTAGCGCATCGTGCTTCAGGGGCTAAAACCTCTCTATAAGCTGCCAGTTGAATGGTATGCTCTAGGTAGGGTGTTAAATCACCAGGGCTTTTCTGTGTCGTTTTAAAGTCAATCACGACCCCTTTAAAGGCATGGTTTGGTTTGGCATATAAATCGCACTTGCCCCCATAGCCTTCTTGCTGATTGACTAAACTTTGCTCGGCCACCCAAAGTTGTTCGCCAAAATGCTGTTTAATAATGCTTTCTACATTGCGTACATAAATAGGCAAATCAGGCAAATACTCTTGGTTATAGAATGATTCAATCCAGTCATGAATCATCGTACCTCTATCAGCAGCTTCTCTAGACTTGCGTTTAGACAAGTCTAAACAACGGTCAATGTAGTCCTTTTCATCTTCCCCATCTAAGCGTGGGTTTTCAATAACGGCTTTAATAGCCTCGGTCTGAAACCAAGTATTTAATCCATCTTTTGAAAGTTGTCCGAGTATCGTGCTGACCGAAGGCACGAGAGTTCCAGGACTAGCCTTGGCGTCACGCAAGGTGGTGTTTCTGGGTTTTCCATTTTTACCAATAGTTGTATAGCGAGGTTCACCAGTTTTGGCATCGTACCAATGCTGAGACATAAATTTTCCCCTTTAGTTTTCATTATTCAGCAGATGCTTCTGGTTGTTCAACAGGCTGGTTTAATCCAGCCACTTGTGGTGCAGCTTGAGCATGAATTTTAGCAATAAGTGACTTTGCAGATTGTTCAATATGCTTTAACAATGCTTCTACTTCTTGGATTTCTAGTGATAAGTTAATCATGTTTTCCTCAATCAAGTAAATTTAAAATAGCGTTACGGCTGGTAGCATCCAAACAGCAGTCAGCACATACTTGAATCACATCTTTGATTACAGCAGTTAAGTCTTGTGTTTCAAAGGCAATTAACTGTCGTTCTTCATCTACGCCAAAAGGCTGGGTTGAAATAATGGCTTTATCGCCAATAACATCTCTAATGTGATTTAGCATGGCTTTCTCCTTAGAATGGTGTTAAATCGTCATCAATCGTATGTTTAGGCAATTCATCTTCACCTTTGGCTTTAAAGCCTATAGGCTCTTTGACTTTGCCCACCGAAATACTGAAATACTTGCCTACTTTTGCAGACTCCTTAATCCATGCATTTAGGTAATGCTCTTTGCCTTGAAGCATGATTGACCCTGTGTAATCTGGGTGATTATCAGAGGTCTTGCGATTGTTTTTGAACAGCGATGCGCTGCCTTCCTTCATTTCGTAGGCCATTATTCAATATCCTTTGCTTTTACGATTGGTTGTTTAACTTGTGGACTGCTTGCTGCATTACCATCATCATCGGCTTGAACCACGCCAACAACTGCTGCTAAAGCGTATCTACGCATATAGGTCAATGCCGAACCAGCGCCCTGCGCATCTGGTTTGGTTACTGGTAAAGACATCTCTTTACTAATCCATTCGCCAGAAGAATGACTGAGAACGGTAGTGAGTGACATTGTTCCGTCAAAATATTCGCCAGGAAACTGCATAACAGCCAAGCCATTCTCAGCAAGCAAGCTACGACAAGAATCCCAAACAGATTCCAAGTCAGCATAACGGCTCTTGAAAAATGGATTTGCAGAATCTTTGGTCGCATAAGTTAATTTCCCCTGAACGATTGACAATGCTTTGGCTAAGTTGGCGATAGATTCAGATTGACGCATTTGAACCTCCAAAAATGTTGCCAAAGTCATTGAATACGCTTTGTAATAATACATTGCGTTTATTGTTAGGTTTGCCACAAGCTGCACGAATCACATCAATGTCATCTTGGGTAAGGAATACGCCACTCTCCATATCTGTAAGAGCTTGTTCTAAGCGTTCTTCCATTTCGGTCATTACTTGGTACATTTCATCCATTTAAGTTCCCCTTAAATACATAGCGAAATTGCTATAAATGCCATTGTAAGCTAATTCAAGTGTCTGTCAAGAAGTATTTGCAAATTAGCAACATACGCTGTAAGATTGCACAGATGAAATTAAAACTGACCGATTCTGCCATTATTGATTTACTTGGTGGGCCAACAAAAGTGGGCAAATTATGTGGGGTAACCCCTAATGCTGTGTCCCAATGGCGAAAAAACAACATTCCTTATGCCCAGTTCGTATTTTTGGCGGCAACTCTTGAAAAAGAGTCGCATGGGCTAATTACAAGGCAAGACATATTCCCAACGAACTTTTGGCTTATATGGCCTGAGTTGCTTAAAAACAACGCTTTTATAGAAAGAGAATAGTGTAGAATTAAATCCCCTTAGATTGGCGGCTCTAACGACATCGTGGCGGTCTAAGGTAGTAGCGTTACCAGAAGGGTAAGAGGCTGAAATAGCGCAATACAGGTGGCGAAGATAGTGCCTGTGCCTCGCAAGACTGTCGGGTGAGCGATTCCGCAATGGGAGAACTTTGAAGGCAAACCTAGGTAGGCTAGGTGCGCTTAAACCGCTTGGGAGTAGCTTTAAAGCAACATAGGTATAAATACTTAGTGACTAACTAAAGACTATTGGGCAAACTACAAGTACTCAATAACGAGTAACCATTTAAGGGGAAATTAAATGAAAGACTTTTTACTAGCTTGTTTGTTAGGTGGCATTTTGGGAGCAATGGTTGGATATGCAGTACCTTCACACGCTCAGACTTATCCATTAACTAGCCCACAAGGTTACAACATGGGTACGGTGCAAATTCAAGGCAATACAGCCCAGTTCGTAAACCCACAAGGTTTTATTACACAAACTGCAACTTTGTATAATAATCAAGTGGTTATCACAACTCCAAATGGCGTTACAACTACAGTAATTGGCAATACTGGATATACAACACCGCCAAGCCCATCAACACCAATGTCACCAAGGGTGATGCAGTAATGTTTGACGAGTTCTGGTCGTTATATCCTAAAAAAGTCGCAAAAGGCGCAGCAATGAAAGCCTGGCAAAAGTTAAACCAAGCCGAGAAAGATGAAGTAATGGCACAGTTGCCAAACCATCTTAAATATTGGAAACTAAAAGGTACGGAAAAAGACTACATTCCTTATCCAGCCACTTGGTTAAACCAAATGCGGTATTTGGATGAGCTAGATTTTGAAGTAACCAAAAAGCCACCGAGTTTGCCTTGGTATTCGACTGATGAATTGACTCTTGCTAAGGCTAGAGAATTAGGAATAACGCCTTATGCAGGAGAGTCTTTCGCCCAATTACGACAGCGAATTTCTACATCAATCAGCCGTCAGGCAGTTGTGTAAGTGGCGAGCAGATTGGGGTCTCGCTAAGTTTAGATTATATTTATCAAAACATAAAGTATCTGAAATATTGTTACAAGACTTCTACATACAATGGCAATTAGGCAATAAAGGGGAATACGGATGTTGGAAAAAACAATCATCGCAGCAACAGGTCTTGGGTATTTGATGGTAGGCATATTGCAATTACGCAAGGGTTCTATACCAAACGCTATGATTTGGTTGGGATATTCTTTTGCACAAGTCGGTTTATGGATGGCACTTAAATGAAAGAATTTGACCCACACAATGCTTATGACACGATTGAGCGCATAAAAAAACAATACGCCCAGGCTGAAGGATTAGCTGCTGGTCTTGAAGCAAAGAAAAAAGCCATTATTGCCATTATGATGAAAAAGTCGGGTGAGCAATCACTTGGGGCGCAAGAGCGAGAGGCTTATGGTTCTGCTGAATATGCTGAATACTGCGAAC